TCTTTTTGTTTATTGACTTATATTCTTTTATGGTATATACTGAAATTACTCTTTTCAATAGAGTATCAACTTCCCTGTTTGATTAACCAATATGCCCTAGCTAGACTAGGGTATGGAGAGGAAAGTATGACAGATATACCAGCAGTTGATTGTGATCAATGTCTGCAACCTACTTGGGCTGATGACCTATATGATGGCTTATGCTCTACTTGCAGCCAGAATGATTTATCAGGATTCTTTGAATAAAAAAAATTTTTTTACGACATATGTCATAGTAATAAGCTAAGCTATAAGCTATGAAAACAAAAATATATATTGGATTATATTTAGCAGCTATTGTTGCTGCTAATTTATTAACAGCTCGGTATGGACCAGAAATAAGCATTTTAAATGCGTTTTTATTTATTGGTCTTGACTTAACCACAAGAGATTACTTGCACGAAATATGGCAAGGTAAGATAAAAACAAATATGCTATTGTTAATATTTACAGGATCAGCATTAAGTTATGCTTTTAATGTAGATGCAGGACCAATAGCAATAGCATCATTTGTAGCTTTTTTATCAGCAGGTCTAGTAGATACTGTTGCATATCAAGCGTTATCTAATCAAACATATAATGTCAAAGTAAATGTCAGTAATACTCTAGCTGCTGCTGTAGATAGTATTATTTTTCCAACACTCGCTTTTGGTGGTGTGTTGTGGAATATTACTGCTGGTCAATTTGCAGCAAAAGTTATTGGTGGTTTTATTTGGGCAATAGTGATTAATGCGTATATTCGTAGCACAAAGTCCTAAATATCTAATAGGTTGGGATAAACAATTTGTAGGTAGATTGTTTATCCCTGACCTAGCTTCTAAAGCACAAGATACATTTTCTGACAATATGGTTTGGGGTGCTGATAATGGTTGTTTTACAGAGTTTAAAGAAAACAAATTTATGAATATGTTAGAAAATATTAAAGATGGACCTAATGGAAAATTTGTTTGTTGTCCTGATGTAGTAGGTGAATTTGAACAAACAATAGAATTATTTGAAGAATGGCAACCAAAAATAAAAGAATATAAACAACCTGTTGCTTTAGTGTTGCAAGATGGTGCAACTACAAAAAATATACCTTGGGATAAATTTGATGCGTTATTTATTGGTGGATCAACAGAATGGAAATTAGGAGAAGAAGCAGCAAGTATAACTAAAAAGGCTAAACAAAAAAATATGTGGGTACATATGGGCAGAGTAAATACTGCTAAAAGAATTAAATACGCTATATCAATAGGTATAGATAGTATTGATGGTATGAGTTTCAGTAGATTTCATAAAACGCATTTACCTAAAGGAATTGAATATATTAAAAATTTTTCTAATCAACAGGTTCTTGTAAACCTGTAGGGGCTTGTCTCCCTTTTATACGAGGATAAGTTTTAGGTTTATGATTATTACAATATCTATACTTGTTATATTTTGATATAACAGTATCACAGTTCTCATCAATACAAATCCTTCCACTACTATATGAAGTAGAGGGTTTGTAATTAGGATATTTATTTCCTTTTATATAATCACTCATTAAGCTAAGTATAGGAGATAAAATGCCAGGTAAAGGCTACTCATACAAAAAAGGTATGAAAAAAAATAAAAGTAGAAAAAAGAGAAGATAATGGCTGAATGGCGTGGAATGAAGGTCAAGTTAAACAATCCCACTAGGATTCAAAAAGGTGAACCAGGGTATGGTCGTAAGAAATTTAAAGTGTTTGTATCAGATAATGGGAAAGTTAAGAAGGTTATGTTTGGTGATCCAAATATGGAAATAAGAAAAGATAACCCAAAAGCTAGAGCTTGATTTCGTGCCAGACACAAATGTTCCACAGCTAAAGACAAAACAACAGCAAGATACTGGTCTTGTAGGATGTGGTAAATGCCTTTCGTAAAAAGAGGTAAATATTATTATTCTCCAAGTGGTAGAAAATATACTGCAAAGCAGGTAAAGTTATATTACGCAACGAATGGATTTAAAAAATAATGGCTAAGAAAGTAAGTTGGATGTGGGGTGGCAAAAGATATTCAGGCACTCTCATTAGAGAAACTAAAACGCATAAGTTTGCTAGAACAGAAAATGGCAAAATCAAAAAAATTAAAAAATAATGGAATTTGTAAAAGTTAAAAAAAACAAATATAAATCTCCTAATGGAATTGTGTTTACAGAAAAACAAATGGAATCTTATAAAAAAAGATTTGAAAAATAATGGCTGAACGAAAAGTTTGTGCCAATCCTGGCTGTGAAAAAAAGTTTACAGCTAAACACAATAATAAAAAATATTGTACTGTTCAATGCAGTCGTAAAGCTCAACACAAAAGAGTAAAAGCTAAAAAGGCTAGAGAATATACAACACAAATGACTGTTATTCGTGGTGAGCATTATGAAGATTATGTTAGAGATTATGCAGAAGCAGTAGAGAAAAAATTAATTACAAAAACAGAAGTTGCAGAATTTTTAGGTGTTAGTAAGCCAAATGTTACTAAAATGCACGAAGCATACCTAGTAGATAAAGATAACCTAACTAAACAAAAAACTTGGAAAACACCAAAAGAAGCATTAGTTGCATTAGAGAAATTTGAAGATTTTAGAGATAGATACTTCCAAACAGAAACAGGCGATCCATACGAAACAGCAGACTTTCATCAAAATTGGATTCAAAGTATTTTACAAGCAATAGATGAAGGTGGCGAACAAATGATACTTTCTCCACCACGACACGGCAAGACAGATTTATTGACACACTTTGCTGTATGGCAGATATGTAGAAATCCTAATGTTAGGATTATGTGGGTTGGTGGTAATGAGGAGATAGCAAAGAATGCTGTAGGTGCTGTAGTAGATCACTTAGAACATAATGAAAAACTTATAGAGGATTTTTGTGGACCAGGACAAACATTTAAACCAAAAAACAGAAGTGGTAAGTCTTGGACATCTGGACAGTTTACTATTGCTACTAGGACTGTAACTGGTATTAAATCTCCAACAATGGTTGCTGTAGGTAAAGGTGGAAAGATATTATCAAGAGACTGTGATTTAATTATTGCAGATGACATTGAGGATCACGGCACAACAATACAACCTAGTGCTAGAGAACAAACAAGACAATGGTGGACAACTACTTTGTCATCTCGTAAAGAGGAACATACAGCTATTGTTATTATTGGGTCAAGACAGCACCCAGAAGATTTATATAACTTTCTTTTAGAGAACCCACAAGTTACAACAATCGTAGAAGAAGCACATAGTACAGAGTGTGTGTTACCAGAATTAGATATTGATGTACATACTGATTGTATGTTATGGGCAAGTAAGCGTAGTTACAAATGGTTACTCTCTCGTTTACAAGCTGCTGAAACAACAGGTGGTAAAGCTATCTTTGAAATGGTATATCTTAACAAAGCATTCGTAGATGGAATAACAATGTTTGATGTTGAAGAAGTAGATTTGTGTAGAGATGTCAATAGAACAATAGGAAACATACCAGCAGGAACACATTTAATTGCAGGACTTGACCCTGCTTCTACAGGTTTTCAGGCTTGTTTCTTATGGGCAGTCAATACTGATACAGGAAAAATGTATATGGTAGATATTGAGAATGAACAAGGTGGTGGCATTATTCAAGCCAAAGAGACAATTAAAAAATGGTATGAGAAGTATGGACTTGCACATTGGGTTATTGAGGAGAATGGATTTCAGAGAGCAATACGACAAGATAAAGATTTAAAAGATTACTGTGCAAGAATGGGTATTTATTTAGAAGGACATCAGACACAAAAAAATAAATTTGACCCTATCTTTGGCGTTGGAAGTATGAGAGAATTATTTAAAGAGGAATTAATTAGTTTGCCATATGGTAGTGCAGAAAGTGAAACTAAGAGTAATATATATCGTAGGCAACTAATTTATTTTTCTACAGGTGCTAGTAAGCAATCTGGTAGAAACAACAAGAGTGATGTTGTTATGGCTAGTTGGTTTCCTATGAAAGTAATTAGGAGATTACAAAAAGAACGACTAGCTGAAGTAGGATTAGATTATAAACCTAGTTTTGGAGAATGGAATATAAGCGATATGAACGAAAGCCCTTGGGGATAAGATGACACCAGAAGAAATACAACACGCTATTACACAGTTGCATTTTGATAATCAAAGTGCATATTCTACTAGAGGTCGTGTTCGTGCAATTATGAATGGTGGACCTGATGGTATTCTTGCATTGTTAGGCGATCAGCTACAAGGTTTCCAAGATTTCCAAATACCTGTACCTAACTTGATGATGTCAGGATTAGAACACTTAGCACAAAAAATAGGTCGTATTCCAAACCTCAAAGTAGATGTACCTAATGGTAAAGATTCTGAAAGAGCAAGACAGAAAGCAGAAAAGATTGGTCGTATAGTCAATGCTTATGATGAGGTACAAAAATTAGATTTACAAATGCCACAAGTAGGTAGATGGCTACCTGGTTATGGTTTCTCTGTTTGGGTTATTAGAGAAAAGAAAGATGCTAATGGAGTTCCTTATCCTATTGCAGAACTAAGAGACCCTTACAACTGTTTTCCTGGTTACTTTGGTGCAGACCAACAACCAAAAGAAATGGCAATTATTCGTAGAGTTCCAAAAGATGCTTTAGCTAATACTTATCCAAATAGTAAAGATAAGATTATGAAAAAAGATGATGCTTACCAAACAAACATTCTTGGTGTAGGTAACGCATATGCTTCTGCTTATACAGATTCATACAATGGTTCTTGGGCTAACTCCAATGGTGATGGAGATTTAATTGCAGAATATTACAACTTAGATGGAACTTATATATTCCATATGACATCAGGAACTATTCTTGACTTCATACCTAACCCACTTGATAGTGGTCCAGCATTTGTCATTGGCAAGAAATTTGCCTTTGACAGATTGCAAGGACAGTATGACCAAATCATAGGTCTTATGGCTTCAATGGCAAAGATTAATGTGATGTCAATAATAGCTATGGAAGATGCAGTCTTTACAGAAACAAAC